TACAGGTTTCCTCATCAGAAAACTTTTTAAGTAAATCAAATAAACTAGTGAACTCCTTTATCTCTATCATTACAATACAAAGATAATACTTTTCGAGTAGTTATTTACATAAGTTAAATAAATCTTGTGTAACTTAGTATATCATTGCCGATGGAAGCGCAAATGGGACACAATCTCCTTTTGTTTCTATATTAGAGGGGATAGAGAATGGTGCGCCAAGTGATTTTGAAAGAGATTTAGCAATTGGAAGAATTGCAGGCAAAAAACTGGTAAATAAATTTGGAAAGAACCCTGATGTAGACTCAGGAAGTGTTCCCGAAGACTTATGGGCAGGCGGAGGGTTATATACGGGATTTCCTCTTGGTGTTATAGAGACTGTTGATGTATTTAGTACCAGTGCAAATGATACCGCAGTAGGGTCGGGCGTACAATCTATTACAATATATGGGTTAGACGCAAATTTTAATTATCAAGAAGAAATATTAATATTAAACGGTCTTTCTCACGTTATATCTATCAATACATGGAGCAGAGTAAATGTAGGAAGATGTATGTCAACTGACGGAACTGCCTTAAACGAAGGAGAGATAACGTGTTGTCATACTACTACTTCTCAAAATATATTCTTTAAAGTCCCTATTGGTAAAAATAGGACACAAGTAGCGGCATATACCATTCCAGCAGGAACAACAGGTCTCCTTGATAAGATTTACTGTTCAATAGAAAAAGGAAGCACATTACAAAGTGCTGACATTGATGTGTTTACCCGTTCTGACGGAGGTGTTTTTGAATCGAGAAGACCTACGGGAGTATCTACAAATTATTCAATAGTAGAGCCTATTTTTGGAGGACTTGTTTTAACAGAAAAAACAGATGTAGTAATTCGTATAGAATCCGTGAGTGCTAATAACGTTGATATAACAGGTGGATTTGATATAATATTAATAGAAAATTAAACAGCCGTACTAAAATAGGGTTATAATAATTATACTATATATGGCAATATTTTTGGTTACACAAGTATGTCATTTCCAAAAACCCTCGTGCTAAAATATACGGAAAATAGACATCTTTTACATATATTTGATGAATGAATTTAATAGAAAGATTAAAATCACCAACGCCAAGATTCTTTAAAAAAGTAATGGCTTTAGGAATAGCAATATTCACCATAGGCACTGGTATTGTTGCGTTAGAACTTGACATACCAGCTATTATAGAAAAAATAGGAGAACACCTTATAGTGGCAGGAAGTATCTTAACAATCATTGGTAAATCTGCCGTTGACTTCGATAAAGTAGAACAAAATAATAAATAAAATAATGGCATATCAAGAGACAGCAAGGGTAACAGCACAAACTAACGATGGTTACGATGTAGAACACTTTACATGGACGGATGATAATAATCCTAACCCAGTAAAAGAAGTTCAATATATTGAGGCAGACGCTTCTTCATCAACAGGAATATATGTCTATTGGAGAAATTTTGTAAATACTACCGAATTTACAAATGAAGACCTCGACCACTTCAAAAGTAATTCATTCCCTAAAAAGAAAGTAAAAAGAGGTGGTACGCCCACAAATTCTTAATATCGTTATTGCCGCCGTTTTCGGTGCAACCACCCTCTCCCTTGCGTTAGGGTGGGCGATTACGTATGATATTATCCCAACAACATTAGAACAACAAAATGACTACAACTATTGGGATATAGTAGATATTTGTAAAAGCATATCAATATTTTCTTTTTCTGTATTAGTATATTTTTTGATTTTACAAGTTAGATTAAAGTCTTTTTGGAAACATATTTCAGGAATATATATTGTTTACTTTTTACTAAATTTAATCGGCGATATAGCCCTTATAAACGAAGAAGGCAATTGGATAACACTATTTACAGGCGCAGTATTCACATATATTATCGTTAGGTTACTAATACCATTTATAATAAAGTCAATATCAATTTGCAAAAAATGGCTATTATATATCAAATATTACTTCAAGGGAGTGGCACGTTAAATATTATTTTTACAGTAAACGGAATATTAGTATCAATATTACTTATAATACATATAATACATATAATAAATGCGGTGGATAAATTTAGAAATAATAAACCAAATAACAGACTATAAGGTGGTTCTACCCACAGGTCTTACATTTATACTTTATAGTATAACTCCTAATACCGAGTCTTTTCAAGCTATTTTCGCTATAATGGGCAGCATATTAACACTGATAACGATACTTAACAAAGCCCCCGATGTGTATGAGAAGTACAAAAAGATTATACAAAAACGTAAAAATAACAAAAAATGAGTGAATTTGTACTAATAGAAACGCCTTACAAGTTCTATAAATGGTTAAAAGAGCAAAAGATAACTCGCTCAATATTTCGAGTGCAGAACCACCATACTTATAGACCCGACTACTCAAACTTTACTGGTGAAAATCACAAAAGGCTTCACAATGGAATGAGAAATTTTCATGTTGATGTAAGGAGCTTTAGTGATATAGCACAGCATTTCACCACATATCCCGATGGTTCAATTGCTATTGGTAGAGATATAAATGTTATTCCCGCAGGCATAAAAGGTGCAAACACAGGTAGTATATGCATAGAGCATATTGGTAACTTTGATATTGGCGAAGATGAAATGAACGATAGGCACAAAAACTTTATTGTTATGTACAATGCTATCCTGCTAAATCACTTTAAGATTGAAGCAAATGATACTTCTCTAATATATCACCATTGGTTTAGCTCAAAGAGTTGTGCTGGCACTAATTTCTTTGGGGGAAACACGGTAGAGGCTGCAAATAAATATTTTATCCCTCTTATTGATAAAGAAATGAAGTGTAAGGATTGGAAATAACCCTAATTCATAAATTGTTTTAACCGTGAAGGGAGCTGTTGAAATTCCTTTTTTGATATAGGGTTATTAGCCTTTATTTTCGCCCTTCTTGTAGCAGAAGCCTTAACTCTCTTAATCCTCTTCTGCACATCTTCGGGACTTAGTTGCATTAACTTATCATAATTATCTAATAAATAATCTTTGATAATACCACCCCTAACAGTAGAAAATGTTTTAAACTGTTCCTCTGTCATATCCTCACCTTTTATTTTTATAGAGCCTTCTTTCTTTTTAGTAACAGAAACTTGTTTTTGCCTAAGTAGTCGGCGAAGTTTTAAGTCTTCTTCTGTTTTAGTTCCTAACCCATCTTCACCTACACCATCGTATGCACTATATCTCTGTATTCCAACACCAAATGCTGATAATCCAATACCGATAGAGGCTAATCCTACCCCTTCTTCTTCAAGTATTTCTTTAGCATCGGATAAGTATAATGGTGTTACTAAACTCGCCATTTCATTTGTTATTTCAAACGGCTCTCCAACGATATTTTCTCCATCTAACCAGTTTACGACAAAACTAAAAGAGGGGCTAAGTTTAGAACGACCAAAAGAAAAGAGAACATCCCCTCGTGTGCGGCTAAAATACCCTCCGCTATTTAACTCTGTTATATTTCCTGTGTGGCTGCTTTTTGTTTGCCCTGTTACTATTTGCGACATAACACGTATGGGCTGCTGCATACCCGCAGCGTTATCAAATCTAAGGTCGCCAGCCCTTACCTTTCCAAAATCTGAACTACGAGGGTCTTCTTCCACTGTAACCTCTTCGTCATCAAAAAATGATTGTATTGCTAATATCAGCAGGTTGTTAAATAAATACCACGAACCAGTAAAAATAGCCATTGATTTTAAAGCCTCTTTCCTTAGTGGAGGAGGCATTTTATAATACTTGTATGGATTTAAAAGGGCTATCCGAGAGGCTACATATCGGGGTGAAAATATAAAGAAACTTAGGGCTACTGCCGACCCTTCCATGCCTAATAGGTTTCCCCTTCCCGTTGCGTTGTTCACAAAACTGGCTGCTGCTGTAAAAGCGGCTAAATCTTTGTTTTCATCATATCCGTCTCGTTTTAGCTGTTCAGAAAATTTAACAAAAGCATCAACACGCATCTTATTAAGGTATCCTGTGTATGCCCTTTCAGAGCCTTTTACAAGTTTTCCAAACAGTGGGATTTTATGGACAAGATTTGACATAAACGCTTCTTCTTTTGCTGATAATTTTGATGAAGGTTCTGCCAAGTATAGTTTAGACTTACGCATTAAAGAATATTCCTCTTTTGTACGCATTTCTGCTAAAAAACTATCTGCTGCTTTTTGAGAAACCATTTGCTTAAACATTTCTACCATAGAGGCAATCGCTATCTTTGGGTTCGCATATCCTATTACTGCCCCTTGTCTTAGTGGTGCGGATAAATCTAAAGTCGTTACTAATGATTTTGTCATATTCCAAATATCCGCAGAAATCTCAAATACTTTTTCTCTTAACGACCTGTTTTTACGTTTAATTTTCTCCGATTCTACATCGAACTTCTCTTTTACTAATAAAAGCTCAACCTCTTTGGCGGTAATTTCTTTGTCAATAGGTGGTTTCGCTCTTTTCTTTTGGGTATAGTCTTTATTTTTAATCCTGCTCTGATATTCTGCTATTTTTTTATCGATATTTCGTTTACGAATCTCTATTCTTTTTTTCTCTACTATTCCCGCTTCTGTTTCCATTTTCTTAAAAACATCACGTAGGCTCGCCCTTCTTTCTTTTAAGGCGGTTAATTCTTCTGAACTAATAGGCGGTCTTTTTGCCCCTATGCTAAAATCATTTTCAGCAATACGGCGTTCTAAATCCTCTATCCCTCTTTCAACGGAGTTCATTGCCATTCTAAGGCGTTGCTCATCACTTATTGAGGGTTTCCCCTCTGTTTGCTCGAGCGTTTGTTTTAGCCCGTCCCTTTCCGCTTGTAATAGTTTCGCCTCGTTGTCATATTCTATACCTTTTTTCTTAGGTGTTTTTTCACCTGTTTCGATTTGGTTTTGTAGGTCTTCAATTTGGTTTCTTAGCCTTGATTTTACCTTATCCAAAGCCGTTGCCCACGCCTCATTTACTTCTTCTTCACTTAGGGGAATATCTTTTAATCCCTCTGATATAGCCTTTTTCAGTCTGCGCTCTTCGGCGTTTAACTTATCCCTTTGAAGACCACTTCGCAATGGACGCTTTTTGTTTAAAACATCTTCAAGTGCTGAAAATAGTTTCCCTATACGTTTTATTCCTCTGATTTTTACATCAATTTCTTCTTTTGATAAGTTTATTGTCCTGCCGTAATTTGTGATAGTATCACGGATATTTCTTTTTGTAATATTAGGAAACTCATCTTTTATGTCATTATAAATAGCATCAGTTAAGGTTTCAATAGTGTCAACACCCCCTGCTACTAAATCACGGATAATAGCATTAGGAATAATTAGTTTCCCATTTTTGATAGCCACTTTTGTGTTATCAAAAATAGTTTCACCTTTACCGCCTAAGTCTCTGTATAAATCAGGTAAGAACTTTCTAACAGCATTTCCCACAGCACCTGTTATCTGTTTAGCAAATCTATTAAAATCGCCTTTTGTTTCTTTTATAACAAGTCCCGAAAACTCATAAAACTCTTTATCTGCAATTAGTTGAGCGAAAGAGGTAATATCATTAAACCTACCAAATAGCTTTTTACTAAGTTCTCTTTTGCGCTTTTGCTCTTTTTCTGTTAATACTGATTTTTGTTTGGGTTTTTTATACTGCCTGTCAACACTTTCTTTGATATTGTCAATAGCATCTTGCCCTTCTTCAATCTCTTGCTTTTCTCGCAATTCTTTTAACTCTTGCTGAACAGATTTCAACTCTTTATCGTACTGCTCAAACTTCTCTAAAATATCAGGAGGAATAACGCCGTTGTTAATTAACTTATACTTGCGAATTTGTGATTGTAGGTTATACTCACTACTTAATAGCATTTGACGTAATCTAAAAGCTAATGATTGTTCATAAGCTGTTAGTAACGACATTTCATGGTAGTCATCAATCGCTTTTTCTAAAACGTGTAATTCCTCTTGTGCTAAAACAAGTTTATCGGTATCATTATCCTTTCTATATTCTTCGATGTCTTCGGCTAAGGTATCATAGACATTGTCTAACTGTGTTTTGTAATAAACCAGTGCCGCTACTTCTATTGCTTGTAATGCACGAGGTTCTTTTAGAATAGCACTTACTATAATAGCAGGTTTAACATCACCGCTTTCCACAGCATTTTTCCCTGCTTCTAACATTTGTTCAGTAGAGCGTTTTTCTATGTCGGTGGCTTCAACTTTATCGTCTGAAACGAGGGCTTTTTTTATTCCCGACACTCTATCCTCTTTAGGTTCTTCTGCTGCCTTTTTTTCAGGTTTAGGTTCAATTACCTCTTCTGTGGGTTCAGTGTCTTTAACATTTGCTTTCTCATAGAAAAAGTCTCTTAATTTTTTCTCATCAACACCTTTAACATTTGCTTTTATATAGGCGACACCATCTTCAATGGCATCTTTTATGACTTTTCCTGCACGAATACCATTTTGAATTATAGTTATTGAGGTATTCCATACGGCAGGCACAATATTAAACGGGGGTATAATCCCTAATGCTTTTTTATCAGTCCTTATTTTAACACTTTCTAAGCCGTCAATAATCCTTTGAGACAATGAGGGTTTATTTATTTCAACATACCTTTTTATTTCTTTAGCTCCTTTATTTAAAATGTCTAATCTATCCTTCTGTTTATCAATATCATCTAATCCTTCTTGAAGTTTATTTATATCAAAGGATGTTGATTGTTTTCTATACCCCTTTTTATCGGCTCTTTCATATTTTTCAATGCCTTTTTTAGCTTCAACAAGTGATTTTTCTATTTCAGATTTTAACTCGGATATAGACTTGTTTTTATTTCTTATAAACTTATCTGCTAAATACATATATCCAAAATCTTCTATACTTTTTGGAGCTGTCTCTGAAAACTGTTCAGATATTTCAAAAACATCACGTTCTGAATATATGTCAAAATATGTTTTTAACTCTTCTTTATTATTATTGTAGAAGTCTGTTATCTCTTTGTTGTGGAATAGTCTCGTATTAAACTCTTTCGTTAAGTTATCGTTCGTGTTTTTAGCGGCAACCTTTTCGTAGTTTTCATAGTAGTTTTTATAAAAATCAACTTGTTTTTGTGCTATTGCCGATAGTTTTTTATTATTACCCGCATTATCTAATACTTGCTGCGCTATTTCAAGCTCTGCTTTTGCTTCTTCTTTACTTTCAGGCTGATAAAAGTCTTCTGATGCGTCTTTTCGCGCCCCTTTCTGTATCCCTTCCGTTTTCCCTTTTCCATATTCTTTTGTCAGTTTTCCTAATGATTTTCTAAATTCAGGTAGGGATTCTATTGGCACATTATATTCCCCATTTGGAGTTTTAATAGTTATTATATCAACTTCTTTTTCGCTTTTTTTAATTTCAAATCCTTTTTCTTTAAGAACTCGTACAACATCTTCATTTGATAATATAGAATTGTCCTCTTTAGCATATTCACCTACACTACCATAGCCTTCGCCTTCTTTTTCAAAGTTAATCTCTATTACTGTTTTTATCGCTTCATCTACTTTTGAAATAGTCTCATTTCTCCAATTATCAAACTCTTTTTGTTTAACCTTACCATCACTTACAAACTTTTTCTTAGCATCCTTCTTAACATTTTTATTAATAGTTGTTTGAGTTTTCTTTTTTCTTTTCGGTGTAGGCTTTTTAGAGGGTTCATTCTCTGCCCTTATTTCTTCAAATACATCAATGACTTGTTCTGTGGCTTCTTTTTTCTCTACTAATCTTTGCTCACTAACTTTTTGCAAATCCTCTGAATTAAAGTTCTCAAAAATAGCTACTTGATTTGGGTCAAATACCACTACTTCATGCTTAGGGGCTTCTTCTTCATCCCAAATAATAGAGTCATATCCTAATTCTTTTAAAGAATTCTCGTCATCCTTTGTTAAAGTTTTGCTGTCAGTTAACTTATATTGAGCCTGCGCAAAGGGGTCGGTGATATAATAAGGGTTTTTAATTTTTAGAAACACATAATAAATATCTTTTCCTTTAGCAGGTTTTCCCTCTTCTATTTTAGCGTATTTTCCAGCCTGATTAACATCTCTTGAGAAATATATCCCTGCTGAACCAGTAATGTTATCGTTTTGCTTATAACCAACGTCATCGGGCTTTTTAAAACTTTCAATTCCCTCTGCCCCTGCGTGCATGAAAATCATAGGTTCACCAAAGTAATCTTTTGCCAAATTAACATCATTTATTCTTTTGATTTCATTTAACGATGTAATTTCTTCTACGCCCAAATTCATGTGAATAAGGTGGAGTTTTAAATCTCGTAACTTATTAACGGTTGAATTAAACAATTCTTTTGTTTCTGAGTTTGATATAGTCTCAGAAAACTCTTCTTTAGTTTTATTAAAATCTCTGTTTCTGGCAAGTTTTTCGTTATTAAAAGCCATAACAATCTTTCCCTTCTCATATTCCCTTACATCAATAAATTTATTATCATCAATATCTTTCCGAACAATGGTATATTCTTTCCCTGAATTACCAAAATCCTTCATTATACGGTTTTCCCAATCACCAAATTCCTCTTTAAATTTGCCGTTATCATTTTTGATGTTCAGGTATTCATTCAATGATGATTTGTCGCTTCCAATAATTGCCTTTATGTCTTCATATAACTGTGAAGGAAATCCACTGTTTTGCTTAACTTCTTTTATATTCCCATCTTCGTCAACAACTATTTTATTAGCTTCTTTTAAAGTGCCATATACCTCTTGATTTTCTTTAGAAACAGAGGCTTCTTTTTTAGTGGTATTAGTTTTAGGTATAATTTCTCCGCTTTTTTGGTCAACAAGCTCCCCCTCTTTCCTTTCCTTACTAACTTTTTGTAAATCCTCTTTAGGTATATCACGAAAATCTTTATAGTTAGTACCTAACCTTTTATTAACACTATTAGTAGCTTTAAAAATATTGCCAAACCCTAAATTATCAGCTTCTTTGTTTAATTTTTCTGTTTCTTCGGGGGTGATTGTGGGCAGGTGGGCTTTTTCCTTTGTTTGCAAGGGTTCAGACTTAGTCTCGTTTTCCTTAATCCCAGTTTTTTCGTTATTTTGGGCAGGGGGGACAGGTCCAGCTTCGCTTTCCTTTATTGGCGCAGGTTTGTCGATAGTCTTACCCTCATCAACCTCAATGTTTTCGTTAAGGTCAGGACCAGTATCTTTTTCACTGGTATCAATGACTACTTTATCGCCTGTTTTAGTGCTTTCAGAAATAATTACACTTTTTTCCTTTTGAATTTTATCAGCAATATCTTTAACAGTATCACCATCTTTAGTTCGTATAGTTATTATAGGTTTGCCATATTTTTTAAATAATTCCGTTAACTCTTCATTGGATTGTTTCTCCGATGTATATCCACTAAAATTAGTGTCTGCTTTTCCTATCGAGACAACATTAATATAAGCCCCTATTTCTTCGTTTTCTAAATCATTTTCTATATAGTCTGAATTAGCATCATGGTCTTTTATTCTTATTATCCCACTAATACCATTGCCCATGTCAAAATGACTATATCCTGTTGAACTTAATCCGAAACCTTGTGATTTCATTAGGTTGTACTCAAAATCTATACTGTTATCACTCGAACTTTGTTGACTTCCTTTAAATTCTATATTTTCATAATTAACAATTTTTTCCTCTACATTTTCAGTAGTATCGTCAAGGGTCGTGTCTTCTTTATTATCAATACTTTCAGATTCTTTTTGTTCTAAACTTTCGGAGATTTCTCTATCGTATATTCCCTTAAAGTCCTTATTACTCATTGATAAGGCATCATTAACCTCCTTTTGCAAGGTGTTAATCTCCTGTTCATCAGCTTTTACTAATGCTTCATTTCTATCAGGGTCTTGAGACCGTTCTTTTAGTTCTTCAATCTTAGTAATACGAGGGATAACGTATGCCTTTTTGCCATTACCTACATCAGGCATTTGCTCATTAAGAACGTTATATGTTTCTAATACTACTGCTAAATTTTTCTTCTGCTCTTTTGAGAAACCACTTTTTTCTATTAATTCTAAAGTAGCGTCAATATCACTGGCTGCTATCTGCATCAGTTGACTTTGCTTTAGCGTTAGGCTTGAGGCACTTGAAATAGCACTTGGAATACCACTTAAAAAGAAAGCAGGTACAATAGCATTTAGATTTTCGTTTAAGGTTGGTGCTTCGGTAGATAAATCTTGCCCCTTGTTTCCTAAACTGTTTACTATTTTGTTTAAGTATGGGTTTGTATAGTTTACGCCAACTTCTTCTATCGCTTCAAGACTGCCATCAAACCCTGCACGTGCTACTACTCTACCAGCATTTTTAATAGCCTCTTTTAATGCTTTTTTGTTACCGCCTTTTACTATGTTTTCAGCAAAGTCTTTTACAAGCTGCTTTCTTATGCTACGGGTAAACACCTTGTTGTTAGGCAATATGCTTTCCCATAGCCCCTCGTTTAGTGCCATTCCGTGAGTAAAAGCAGCCTTTTTTCTGCCTGTAATTCCCATTTCATCTGCTAAATCAGAATATTGAGCAAAAGAAGTTGCGTATATTCCGCCTACTGTGGCAATAGTATTCGCTCCTTTAGCCCCTATCCCTAATGCTTTTCCTATTTTTGCTGCTGCTAATTGGTTTCCCGCCGCTATTGCTAAAAAGTGTGGCGTTGCCCCTGCAATTCCTCGTACAATATTTTCTACATTAACAGTCCCGTCTTCATTTAAAACATCACCTGCTGGTTCGTTCTCAAACTTTAGCTCATCTAAATTATCCCCTACCCAACTACTAAAAACATCTGCCCCTCTAAAAAGGCGGTCTTTGCGTGCGCCTTCTGCGCCTAATAATGCTTCTGAAATAGATTTATATGCTTCTGCTGTTACTCTGCTTATTCCGTCAATAACATCAATAGTACTATTGCTGAAATCTTGTATTGATTTTGAATAAGTATCATCACCACGCATTCCAAACGGATTAAGCATAGGGTCATTTAATATTTTACCTTCGGTGAGGGCTTTTTTATAAGACTTTAATTCTCTTTTTTCTCGAATTGCTTTACTGCTATTTAGTGCGTTTTGATATTCATCTTGTGTTTCAAATATTTGGTTTGCTGCTAAAGCATACTCTTTTATAGCCTCTTCTATCCTGTTTTGCCCATCGGAAAGCAAATGTTGTTCTACACTTTCTGTTAGCCCCATCGCAGCCTCTTGAAGGGCAATATAATCAGGGTTTTGCTCTATTTCTTCTAAATATGCTAACGCTGTTTCATCGTTAGGGTTCTGTGCTAAAGTCTCTTCAAACTGTGCTTTAGCAGCCTCAAAATCAGGGTGTTTTAGATTGAATAGCCTTTGTTGTTCATTTAGCTCTTTTGCCCCTTTAAAGTATCGCTTTACATCATCATAAAAGGGTGAGTTTTGAATATTATTTATTGTTTCTTGTGCTGCTTTATTTTCAGGTGTTTCAAAAGTAGCTAACCGTATGTATTTCTCTTGGTCGCTGGCAGAAAGTTTATTGCCCTTTTTATCAACATCTTTTTGAATATCTAATCGGTATTCAGGGTTTTCTTTTAATAATTTCAGGATAGAACGAGTAAGTTTAGGTGTTAGCGAACTTTCTTCAAAAGCATTTAGTGAAGGGATTTCAGCAGAATACTCCGTTACTTCCTCTTGGTTAATATATGGCTTATCAAATATTGCCTTTTGTGATAGGGTAAAAAAATCATCGGGTTTTAAACCTATATCAGTAAATTTTACCTTACGGCTTTTATTTTCTTGTTGACCAGTATTCTCTTTAATGAATTTCTGAACTTCGACTTCTAAAAGTTCAGGGGGAGTAGTTGGGGCTAATTTCTTTCTTACGGCACTTTCAATTTGTTCTACTGTTTGCGCTTGTGTAGCATTTTTTATCCCTTGTTCTATTGAAAACGGCTCTTTATTAGTAGTTACTACTGTGTTTTTTTCTAACCAGTTAGGATTTTTTTTATCTTTTCTTTTAATATTGAGAGCATCCTGCAATTCGGGAAAACCACCAAATAAACCTTTTCCAGAAACTTTTTTTTTTAATGTTTTGGCTTTCGGGTTTTCTTTTAAAAACGCTTCAACATCATAAATAGGAACGTCAAAAGTATCTTTTCCAATAGTATATGACTGTGCCTCAATAGCTTTCGGGTTTTCTTTTAAAAACGCTTCTGCTTCATTATCGGGAACATCAAAAACCTCTGTACCGATTAGGTATGTTTTTTCTTCGGGCATACTTATTTCCTTCTATATTTATCACGCATAGTCGTAGTTTCAGATGTTTTCTCTTCAACCTTTTCCCTCCCCTTATTCAGGCTCTCTTTCAAATCCTTATTAAGCCTATCGACCTCTTCTCCCATCACTTTAAATTGGGCTGAAGCTGCTTTTTTCTCGCTCTGTGAAAGCCCTAAATAATACGCCGTTCTTGCCTTTGGCAAAGGAACGATATATTTTTCTTCAATAGTCTGCTTATCCTCATCTTTATACGTTTTCCTTAAATTGATTATACTTTCATATTCATAAAGATTTTTGTCTTCTTCTAACCTACTATCGGGAACGGGTTTTCCCTTATTGTTTCCACTGGTATATATCGGTGCTATCTCTATTTCTGCTGTTTGGTATTTGCTGGTGGCAGAGTTAGGCTCAAAATCACCATTAGTTGCATTAAACAACCTACTGCTACCCGATAAGTTTAGGGATACAGGTTGCGTGCTGCCTCTCCATTCTGCGGTATATTTAATATCTTCTCCGCTACCCCCATTATAATATCCATCGGATTTGTTCTCCCACCCAAAACCTTCTAATGTAGAGGCGTATTTAGTTGATTTTTTACTGACTCTTGCTCTCGGTCTTGCACGTAAATCTTGTTTTGATTTTTTATCAAGTCCCGAAGCGTAGTTACCATATTTTTCTATAAGAGCCTCCTCATAATCTTCTATAAAAGTAGGGTCTTTAAGTGTATTGGCATCAATTTCATCATATATCTTTTCTCCTGTAATAGGGTTTATCTCTTTTTCTAACTCACTCAAGACTTCTTCTCTAAACATTAACTCTGCATTTTTCCACAAGTTGCCTCCTTTATCTGCTATCAAGTCCTGTTCTGCAACATCTCTAATTTCTTCTTTGTCGTACTCATCCCCTATAATGTCGAAACGCCCCTCTTTCCCCATTACCCGCTCTTTAGGGGCGAAATATTTTTTAGTAGCATAAGCAGCAAGGTTCATTTTTTTGAATTCATCAAATATAATATTACCCGTTTCAGGGTCAAATGCTTTTATAGCTGCCGATTTTTTTAAATCATAGTTTTTTATGTATAACGGATTACCTGTTTCTATATATTTGAAAACCTTTAGGTCTTCATCGTTAAGGTATCCCCCGCTTTGAAAATATTTCTCAAACGAATAAATATTTTTTGAGGCATTATTTAGTTCTGATAGATTTGCTTTTAACTCATTCCCTAAGTTATTAATTACCGAACGAGAATTCGGGCTTTGTTGACTTCTTGTCGCTTTCTTAGTAAAATCACTTGACAAGTTCACCGCATTTTGCTTATTAAAAGGGTGTATTTTATTGAAATCGACATCTACGGAATTGTAAACTAAGTCTTCAATCTCTTTATCCTTTTTCTCTTGCGCCTTTTCTTTGGCGACCTTTTCCCTTTTTTTGCCTTCGCTTATTTTTATAAAATCCTTTACAGCGGTGCTTGCTTTTGGAGTAACGGGTCTCCCTTGTAGGGCGAGTGCTTCTGCTAATTCTGCCATTAAAACCTCCTTTCTACTGGTGATTTAACTCTTCGGTTATCGTATAAACTACCTTCTCCAAACATAGGGCGTTGTATTTCCGTGTTAGGCGTGTTATATCCAAAATTCGGTTGCCTTGACTGTAATAACGGAGCTACTCTTTTTCCCATTCCAGCATCTTTTCTTGAAAGTGATTTTTTTTCTTTTGGGTTATATAGATATGCCCCTAATAATCCTGCTGCTGGTATAAACTCACTTGCTGCTTCTACGGCATTAAGATTCCCTTGACTACCTGCTAATCCAAGTGCCTGTTCTACTCTATTTCTATAATTAATTCTTTCTGCTGTTATTCTATTTCTTTGGTTTGAGATAACATCACCACGTCTATCCGCATACCGTCTTTTCTGCCTTATTAGTTGTGCGTCAGAAGCGGCGTAGTCTAATTCAGCTCCTAACTGGTTAGTTAGTACCGCTGCATTTAGTGCTTGCGCAACACCGCCACCGCCTATTATCTTTCCCCTGCCAAATATTTGGCTACGAGAACGTTCAAGGCGTTGTTGGTACGCATTTCTTTCCTCTGAACTATACCCAAACTTCGCATCACGCTCCGCCCTTTTATAGCTTTTATCCATTTCTGGAGTTATCTTAAAGGTTGGTCTTTCGCCAAGTTGTTTTATTCTTTTATCTGCTTGATATGCTTGATAAATACCGTAAGCACCCTTTACAACAGGTGCTGCTAATCCTAATGCGCCTATTCCCGCATTTATTAACGCCTCTCTTTTATTTTTTTTCGCAGCACCATCTTCCATATTATGTAAAATTAATATTTTTTCGTTCCTTTTTTCATTACTACCGTCTTTTTCATTTTAGCACCACCTGCATATTTTTTAGTAGTGGTTTTTTTCATACCGTATCCCTTTTTTGTTGGTTTCATTTTCTTCATAATAGTGCTTTTTTAATATTTATACTTCAAATATAGTTATTGTCTCTTTTTAAACGCATTTAATGCTCTATAAACATCATTTAATTCACCGCTTGTATTTCCTAATACATCGGGAGGGGTGTTTGCTTCGGGAGATAAAAGTCTTATCAAAATAGATTTTAACTCCGTTAACAACTCTCCACTAATAGGGTACAGGTCTTTGTCTTCTCTAAAAGAAGGCAGTTTCGTAGGGTCGTAAGCAACTACTCTTACCAAAATATTTTCTAAGGTAACATTACCATAAATTTTAGCAACAAAAAAATCTTTATCTTTTGCTGAAATAGAAAAACTAATCCTTCCTTTTCGAGGTGTTGTTATAGGATGTGCATATTCTATGCTCTCATCTCCTAAGTACCCTATCCTTTTAAAGGGGCTTCTGCCATCTTTCCCGCCGAGATATAGCAGTCCTTCCCCTTGATTGTCAAAGATAATAGGTGTAGGTATAGCAATTTTAATCTCGCAAAAATCATTCTCTTGCAAGTCTTCACTATAAGGGGGGTGGTATTCATTTGTCCATAACTGGCTAATAGGATGTTGCGTTTTTAACAGCAACGCCCTTGCTTGATGCACTATCTCCTGTATGTAGCCCTCTTCAAACTTTGTTTCATCAGTAAAAACACCGCCTTCTACACCTGCTATTACCTCCTGTACTATGCTTTTTAATGTTTGCATTATCGGTTAAAGTTTCTTTGATTAATTCTCATTTTAACAATAATAGCGTTTATCTCTTGCTCTTCTAAATATCTAAAGGTAAAACCGACCTTTATCCACTGTCCACGTAATCGAGATGTATCACCGCTATTAATACCTGTCCCAGTTATATCATTCTTTATAGGGCTAATAAAAAAATCACCATCACTCCTGTCGGTAAAATCACCATCACTGCGTAGTAAATAGCTCGCCTGTGTATTAGTTAAAAAATCTACCCTATATGGCATCAAAGCAGTATCAGCCAAAATTGCGCTAAAATCTTTTAAACTCTGTGGCTCTATATTAAATACTACTTCTATATACCCGTGTCTTAACTGTTGGCTTATTGGGGTATATGCTGCGGCTGTAAAAGAAAGTGCTTGCGCCCCTGTTTGAACATCTCCATTAGCATCAATATAAATGTCGTCCATTATCATTGCCGTATTACTTGATGCCGATATTACAAATAAAGTGTTTCCATTTGCAAGTATTCCATATCCCTTTTGAAACTCTGACAAAAAGGCAGTGCCGTTTCCAGAAATAGAGAAAGAACCTGCGTTTTTTGTAATATCAGATAACGTCTCTCCATTTTCGGGATACCACAATCCATATTTCTCTCTATCGTGTATATACATTCGTGAACGAGTACCCACAGGACGAGAACTATATATATTATTATTCCACGTTTCCCATATTGTCGGTTTTACGTGGTAAAAGCACTCAAAAGTATTTCTATCTTCATCATATACTAATGTATATTCATTATAGTATTTATTGTTGCTGTGTTCTATTTTTTTCCAATAGGAAGTATCTGTCGGTAAATTTCCCGAAGCAGGGCTGGCGTTAATATATTCGTATATTTCCCCTGTTTGTTCAAAATTACGTTCATATAAATTAGGCGTATATATTACGCTTTCTCCTAAGTTATAGGTAGTAGCACCTACATATTCGGCAGTAGTTTTTTTAGCTCTTACTGTAAGGTATATTTCGGAATATCTAAGATTTGCCCCTATATGTATTCCTTCATTATCGGCGGGGGTGTCTTTATCTAATGTCCATTGCAAGTTTTTTGCTAAAAAAGCTCTCATTCGAGACCCTCCCGCTTCATTTTCGCTAACAACACGAGAGCCATCCCCCGCAAAGCGCATTAGCTTTCCTAAGTTAGTGTTTATCCAATATACAGCATCATAACCTTTATTTGTTTTAACAAGGTTAATGCCCCATTTGTGGGTAAGCCCAATAGCACTTATCATACGCCCCCTCTGTGTAAATACACTGCCGCTACCTACTACTATTGTTTGACTTCCATCCGCACTTCTAAATTCTGCACGAGTAGAGAAAAACTGCCTATACATAGCCCTTTCCTGCCACGTATATAACTCTCCATTTATTGCTTTTATAGAAAGTAATTCTCCGAATTTTTCATCTTGGTCGTAGAAGTCTAAGGGTAAAAATGTCCTGAAATAATCTACTAAAGAGCCACTGGGCTTAAAAGCAGAATAAATAACACGAGTAGGGTAACTACCCTGTTTTGGGAATAGTACGTCATACCCTACCTCTGACTGTACTCTTACAGGATAGCTATATCCTAAGTTATAATTATATGGTTCTTTATTGCTTGATATAGTAACTTCGTTTATTCTATTGTCAAAGGGGGCGTTTGAACCCTGTGCTTTTGGGAATATATAAGCATCAGTGCCGTCTTCAAAACGCAGTTGACTATTAATTATATTCTGTGAATAAAACCCTATTATCTTACTGTGTGCCGCCGAATTATTCGGTTCATAAAGGTCTATATACGTTTTTTGAGTAAAGCAGTCTTGTAAATAAAAATCGTATTGTGTTGTTGGTAAAGAACTCGTGTCTATACTAAAAATAGCACTAAGGTCAATCCACTGATTATTTTCGGGGCTTCCATACTGATTTGTAGAAGGGCGGTAATATTGATAGTAATAAATACCATAATCATTAGCCATTAATGCTGCTGTATCTGTAATAAAAGTAGTGTTTATTACAAAGGCATTTCCCCCTCTTATCTCAAGCCCTGTGCCTACCCCTGCCACCTCCCCATCTCCTCGTATATCTACCCCTACTATGGTTACTAATTCATTGAGTGAAATAGGCTGTATTCCACTTAAATTGTGTTCTACCGCTACGGGTGCAACCGCTCCGTATAGTTCTGTTAGTGTCGCAGAACCCAAAGTGCTTGACCCTCCTCCCGTAGCCCGCAATTTTTGAAATAATGGCTGTCCAAAAACATGAAGTTCATCACCGCTAATGAAAGCAATATCCTGACCTCCAATAATAGTATCGGGGGAAAATAACACTCCTGCTTGCCTTAAAACATCAGTAGCAATAGGGATATAAGCGGTGGTAGGCGTTGTTCCTGTTCCCGCAGCAGAAAGGTATGTTGGGTTAACATTTACTCTATTACTAACTCCTGCGGAAGATTTTGTGCTTAGTACTCCTGTTTGTAATACTGTTCTCGTGTTTATCTCTGCCCGTGAAAACCTGATATTTCTATATTGGTTTCTGATTGTTTTCCCATTCGGTAATACAAAATCCCAGTCAAACCCTTCAAGTGTTAGATAAAAATAATATGTTTCAGTAGCATCATTAGGGGGTGTTGGTGTATCCGTTAGGTTGTAATCTAATAATGTTTCTAATCTCCGACCTCCAATAGCGGCGGTATCAAATTTAAAATCACCAATATGATATACCCGTGTCCATACGCCTGTTTCTGCATCTTCTAACTGGCATCCTATGCGATAGGTTTCTTTTAGCATTCCCGAAGAAAACCTAAAGACATTTTCAGGGTTTTGGTATTCACCAAAGACAGGGTTTTCACCGCTACCCACAGCAGTCATAATTCCTTTTTTAAGCCTATATTTAGATTCCTGCGCCCATTCCGTTAAATCATATTCTGATGTAGCGGTAATGTTTGCTCTTATAAGTCTATTTTCTAATATCTCTATATTTTTTGCACTCTGAATATCTGCCGTAAGTTGGTTTAGTAGTGTTATATCTAAGTTTTCTGCGCCCGTTTCATTACCATAATGGGTAACGACTAACTCGCCACCAACGGGAACACTATACCTACCTATTATACTACCTGTAAACGAACCTCCTTCATATTCTACTACCGCTACCTGTATCAATGGAAATACATCGGGGTCAATTCCGCTTATTCTAATTTGGTTCGCCTTAGAACTGCCTTCTCCCGCCGCGTTTCCTAATATATTAGTAGGGTTATTAGTATTAGCAGCGAAAACAGGTATAGGTTGCGATAACTTAGAGAAGTTTGTGCCTTCTAAACTTTCTGTTAGCAAACTTACGGCATACCTTTTATTGCCAACTCTTAAAAATCCACCACTTTGTAGCTGTCCTTCATAATCTATTGTAACAGTGTTAGGGATTAGTATTAGGTTTAATCCCGAAGAAATGTTCCCATAGGTATAACGCCCAATATTGTTGATATACTTTATTGCGCCATCGATTATAAATCCTACACTTTCTTTATAGTCATAGTAGAAAACTCTCCCCGTATTATAATCATCGTCCCAATATATTGAATAGGTGTTATTATAAAATTCTCCTACAACATCTTGCTGCTTTTTTGTCCTAAAATTAAACTCGGTACTCCTTAATAGTCGGGTATAGGTATGGATGTTATTAACATCAATTTCTACTACACCTATTTCCCCTAATCCCGATGGACTATGTGCTGCATTTGCTATCTGAACAATTGTTCCCCCTGCACCAAAATTAGCAACGTAAGTACTACTATCTATTACTAAGGTAGTAGTAGAAATAACCGTTGCGGTGCTTTCACCATTTACAGAGGCATCTGAACCTATAATAAAAACCTTCGCTCCATTTGAAATAGAGTGTGCCGAAGTAGTGGTAAGCAATACTTTTCCTGTGGAAAGATATTGTACTCCCGAAAGTATAGATATTGTTGCTGTTACACCCGAAGGGCTACTGCCTAATATCTCGTATGTAAAAGCATCTATTACGCTGCCTACAAACCATCTTCCGTTAGCATTTATATTTCTTTTTACACCGCTAATATCTGTTATATCGCCTACGCTTAATCCGTGTTCTGTCCTTTCGGTGATGCGTATTGGTGTAGCGTTAGAGGCTTCTACAACATCCCCTGTTTCAGGGAGTTCCTGCTGTGTTGTCCATAGCTGAAAGTTTCTATCGTTTAAAACGATGTTTGAGGTTTTTATTAAATCTCCTGTTAGCCCTTGTGGTATCGCCTCTTGTGTGTCAAAAAGAATTGTCTGACTGCCTGTTACTGTAATATTCCAATCTACACCTTGATTATTTTGTGATAGCCCCCCTATTTCTATTACATAAGAAGCAGAGGTATTACTATTCACTACCCTTTCAGGTGTAATCTCAGAAACACCACCAAAAGAGGATAGAATAGTATTTGCTGCGGAAACGGCGTTATTTATAGCGGTTTCTACATCGTTTAAAGGAATAGTAAAGGGTGCTGTGGTAAAAGAAAACCCATTGCCCGAAGATTTGAACGTTATAGTGCCGCTTCCCGCTACTAATGCGTTAATAGCAATAGCAATTCTTTTATTTTGTCGAGTTACCGAACCTCCAGCATATACAAATTTGTTTCCTAATATATTTTGAGCATTATTAGTAGTGTTTCCATTGGTTGTTTTATGGCGTATATCATAAGCATTAGGCATATACTTGCCGTTTTGAAGACCCTCTACGTTAGTATCAGCGTCCATACCTAATTTTGGCGTGTTTCTTACAGGATTATCCACAAAACAAAGATAAAAGAAAAACCCGTTTTATGGGTTATCAATAATTGCCCGTGCTGCTGATGCCTGAATTTCTTGGTCTCTCACTTGTGTGCCTTCATTTTGAGTTATCTCATCAGCAAGAAAAAATAAGAATTTATCAGGATACCAAATTTCTAAATCTACAATAGTATCGGCTACATCAATCACAAATGGTATTTTAGTAATGTAATCTATGTTTACTTGCGTAGTTAAAGGCTGATAAAATAATACCCCATCGCCTATATCGTATTTTGGATACCTATTGGTAGGTTCTGTATAAACAAATCCTTTTTGGTCTGAACGACGTATCCGTGCCTCGTTATATTGTGTTCGTTGAACCGTTCCTCCGCCTGTATATGCCCCTGATGTTGTTCCTACAATAAATTTAGTGCTATTTAACACTCTTATATTTTGGTGATATTGGTTTAGCCCAGTTACGCCCGCCGTGTTTATAATAGTAGTGTTATCTCCCGTTCTAAGGTAGTGCGCTGTATTCGTTGTTACCGTTGTTTCTGTGCCTACTTTTACTGCAAAAATGTCTTTTATATCCTCCAAAACGAGGATTTCAGAAAACAAATAGTGCATATAATCAGTGATAGAATTACTTGGCGTTGCTATTCCGCTATTAGTAATGTAAGTACCCCCTGCCGTTCCTGCAAAGGTGTAGTCAAAAGTATTTGCCGTTATGTTGCTAACAGTAAACGTGCCGTTAGGGTCGGGTGTTACGCCCTGCACGCCGCTTATCGCAACACTTTGTATATTTGACAAATAATGTGGTTTTGCAGTGGTTATCGTTGCTGTAACCACCCCTGCCGCAGTAACGAAAGTAGCATTGCTTATTTGCAAAGCATCTAAATATAAAAGTCCATTTACTAATGTAACACTGATATTTGTTTTTATAAGATTTCGTAGCTCATCGTATTGCTTTTGCTCTCTTAGTTGCAGGTATTTTTTTTCTACCGTTCTCGAAAGGCTTTCTGCAATAATAGCATTCAGCTTAGCATCATCGTAGTAAGTACTGTAAGGCTGGTCAAACTTTTGCTTTAAATATCTACCGTATTCTGCACCTGTCATTATTTTATTAAGATTGTGTCCTATACAAAGCTAATGAAATTTTATTCATCTCAATCACAATTGATGAATAGAACTCATCACAAGCCTCTAAGACAATTCGAGCAACATATTCATCAGGTAAATGCTTTTTTTTAAGCATTCTATATACAACATCTTGCGATATACCTGTCAAGTTTTCTTTTTTTAGCTTTTTATTTACAATATCACGAATAATAGAATACCCCTTTATATATTTTAGAAGGCAGCTATACACCTCTAACTTCCCCTCTATTTCCGCCCTGTTATTAATATCTTTAATTGTTCTCATTTGTGGGTACTTCTACTATTATTTTTCCATATACTTTTCTTCCAGTATGGTCTGTGTACATAGATACAATTTCTTTTTTCTGCATTTTGTTTTTACTGGCTATTCGTTTCCTTATCTCTAATTCCTTAATATATATTAAGCAGCATTTCAAGGCATCAATATAATCGGAGTTCTCTTGTGGATAGTTGCTAACATCAGCGAGAATGTCTGCGAACCATATTAAATTAGTATATTTTAGAAAGTATTTTACTAATAGTGCGTGTGAAATATTAGTAGCCTCTTTTGAACTGGTAATACGAACGCCCCATAATGGTTTCCCCGCACTCTCTTTTATTGCCAGCCCCGTTTTTTTAGGCTGCCGTGCTAAAAGTTTTGTTTTGTGCAATTCTATCATTGCCTTAAAGAATACGTGTCCAGCATTTGCCTCTACCATATTTTTAGCATCATTATAATACTCTAATAGGGAAACAACATTATGGACAACAATATCTTCATTAAGATTTCTCTCGGCATATAATGCAACAGGTTGCATAGTTATAGGGTTCATTACTATTGTAACAAATTTAGAACCCTTTGTCCCCCCTGTATTTATCATCTGAATAGGGTCAGTGCCTGCAATATATTCTACCCCTTCAACGGGGTGTTCTAATATCAGTATTTTCCCTTCACTGCTTAATTTCTTTTCTGTTTTCCCGAAAATAATTCTATCAATTTTTACCTTTTCACTTTTAATCCTTAATTTTTGCTCATCAATATTTGCTTTTGCTTCAGGAGGCAAATCACCTTCCGTACTCAGCGTAATAACATCGGCGATGGTGCGAGGTCTATTTTTTTTGTGGTTTAATAAAAATGTTTTATCCTCCATTTTATCAAACCTTTCCGCCGTTTCTTCCCATTCCCTGATTGCTTGCTCTACATCAGAAGTCCCATCAGCTCTTAAATTCATTCCGTGATGGAAAGGCAGAAAAATAACCTCCATCCCTATCTCATCTTTTACCTCTAATAGATTTACAAGCTCATTTATAGCACTTTGAGGACTCTCTTCTTCTAATGTCCCTGCCATTAATATACTCCCTATCCTTACGCCGTTCTCTGATACAAGTTCATTTCCCGTTGCCAGTAATTTTGTAAGGTAAGCGTGTAAAAAAGGTTCTTCAATGGTGAGGCGTACCCCCCGTGAACCTGATAGATTGGTAACGTCGTTTTGGGATTGACTTGTCTGCCTTCCGAATATGTGGCTACTTACTATTTTCTCTTGCCCTTTTATTTTTATCCCATATTTTAGCTCCCTTTCGGGGTATCCTTGCTTATTAGAATATCCTCCGCCACGAAATGAAGGGCTAATTTCTACATCCATATTGGTAACAATGTCGTCTATTTTATCTTTAAAGAACTTTCCTAAACGACCTAAATCACAAGCCGTTACCAACTGTCGGCATCCCATTTTAATATGGGAATTATAAATGCTGTCGTGGGACAGTAGAACGGTTTTTCCAACACCACGACCCGACACAACAGCAGTATCTCTAAAGGTAGTATCTGACTTTGTTAGTGCTTCAAACGTAACTCTATCATCAAAACGGTAAAGAGGTTTCATTACCATCCCCGTACCGCTCATAATATAACCCTGTGTTAAGAAATGATATTGTCGCCCCGTTAAATCCCTCCACCCTTCTATCCACTTTTTTCTTTCATTAGCCCAAAACCTTTGAGCTTCTAAGGTTGTTTTAAAAACAGGAGGAATGTGAGCGTATTTATACCCGCCATTTCTTATTTGTTTTAAAGGCATTATTATACAAATATTTTCTTTTCTTGGTCAGGGTCGTTTACTCTATTCCCGTTTTTATTTCTTAATATCGGTTTTTCTTTTGTTGTTACATCACCCTCTTTTGATAGAGAAGCTAAGGTCTCAAGAGTTTTAGGGGCATCGTTAAGAAGCCCCCTAACCCTATCAAATCTTCTGTCGGTAGCACTTAATAAAGGCTCTTTGTTTTTTAACTCATCATTAAGCTCTTTTGTTAACCGCTCTATACTTTTTATAACCGCAAGTACATAAGAGTTTCTAACATCAGTTATTTTTTTATTAATATCTTTGCTGCTGTTATCCATTGTCGAGTTTTTTCTCAACACTCTCAACATCTTTCCATAAGTGGTTTACCATAGAAACACTTAGCTTTGTCATTTCAGCGATTTGACGCTGCGTATTTCCTTGTTCCACAAGGGTTTTAATTACGGACATTTTGTTTTCTTTGGTTTCTTCTGACAAATCATAGTTGTTCTTTTCTTCTGAACCTGTATTTTTTATCTTATTTACAATGTCTTCTTTTGAATCACCAATAGGCTCAAGAGTCGTTTCTTTTTGTGCTACTTTCAGTTTTAGCCTATCCGCAGTAGAAGGGTTATTTAAAAGAAACTCTAAAGATGTTTCTTCATTATGCCCAAGCGTATCGGCTTCATTAGAAATAAATATCCCATCCTGTTCTTTTACTATATCATAAACAACTCCTTTTCTAAATAGTATCTTAATTGCTCTTCGTGGGTTGTCTGATTTAGAGTGGTATTTTTTTACACCACTGATATTGCTAAATATCCACCCATTCAAATCACTACCTATTAATGCCCCAAAAATCTCTGAAAAAGACATATATTTTGATGGTGAAGAAAACGGCGATTTTCCTAAGAAGAAAACTAAGTGTATCAAATCCTGCAAATCATAACTTAGTACGGTCTGCATAATAGAGGCTTTATCTTTTATCACTCTATATATTCCATCCGCAACTCGTGAAGGGATAGTTAGTTCAAATCTTGGTAAAAGACTTTTATTACAAAATGATTTTTCCCCTTCTACGTTTATTTCAGGTGATAATATAAGTGCTATCCAAAGTAGTTTTCCTGCATCGGTATCAAAATCTATCTGAAAGATTAAGGGTTCTCCTCTCCTTACATAGGGGACTGAATATTCGGAAATAACACTGTCAAAAGAGGCTCTATTCCCCTTAATATCAATATCAACGGTTTTATTAACTATTATTTTTTGCTCGTTTTTACCTATGTAATGATGGCAGTCAAATCTTGTATTAAAATTTCCTCCTTCTGTAATCGATGAAACATGGACAGATTGCAGTCCTTTTTTGTCCTTCCAGTAAGAATAACTATCTGCAATACCTTTTTCTATTTTATTCATTGTGTTTAATTGAAATTATGTTTAATAAGTCATAAAATAAGGGGATTGCTCCCCCTAAGTAAAGATTATCGCACGTAACCCTTCTCAAGGGCTTTGTACAATTCAAATTGTATAAGCGATGAATCAGCATCGCTTTCATTAAAAAATAGACCAGCGAATTTAGAAATACTATTTGTAGAGGCTATATAATCCTCTCCAATTTCTCCAAAATTAAAGGTAATTTGAGAGTATGTATTTGTCGATATAACGCCTCCTTTAGTACTTCCCATATCTTCAATAAGGTCTGTCCCTGTAAATTGAGAGTTTTGTGCTTTTTCAGTAATAGTAATCGTTCCTGAATTTAAAGAGCCGTTAGTATTAATGCCTTCAATTAAGAATCGGGTTGCTGCTGCCCCCCCTACTCCTACTCTAAATGTTCCACTTGCCCCTGCCGTTGCTACTACATCGTTTCTTATTTCTGAAATGGTCATTGTAGCAACACTGGCAATAGTAAGTTTTTTTCCAGTAGTAATTGTTTCAGCACCCGCAGTCGTTAAAAACGCTGCATTTAAGGTGTTAATAGTAATCGTTCCTGTGTTAGTAACGCCATTACCAGTAACTTCGTCAAGTGTGAAGGTTGTAGTAGAAGGCGTTGAGCCAACTCTTGCCTTGCAGGTCGTAGAACTACTGAACGACTTACCAAAATCAGCATTATTTGATAATGGGACACGGTCAATGTATGTTATTAAAAACCCTGCGGTAGTCGTTATCTCAACATAATCACCTGCTCTTAAAAGATGTGCTGCGGCTGTGGTTATCGTAACCACATTCGTGCCTGCTATTGCTGTTCCTGCCGTAGCGTGAGGAGCAATAACAGTGGTTATAGCAATATTAGCAGTACCACTCGCTGTATAAGTTGTTTGTGATGCTGTTTCTGTTAAATTGCTTAGGTTTTGAGCAAAATATATTGCCGTTCCCGCCTCTGCTGTTACGGTAAAACTATTCGCTGCTGCAACAGTTGCAGTAGCTTTAAGCGCAGGATAGCTGTTAACGGAAGCCATTAGACCCGATTGTATTACTGCATTTGTTGCAGTAGTCCCCGTACTATCAAACTGAATATCAAAATAGGTTAATGCCCCATTTTGGCTCACCACCTGCGCTAATACCATTTTATAAATAGTATTAGCCGTAGCAGTGAAGCTATATGTGTTTCTCGCAAGTATTTCTTGTAGTGATTTTAAGAAATACGGCGCATTTGTTAGGCTTTTCGTAAATATTTCAGGAAACTTCTGTACGCAGTTTAATACGTTTAAGTTCCCGTCTCTATAATCAACATCGCCGACTCCCATAGAGTTTTTTACGTGAAATTCTTGACTACTTGGTATCATTATAATTTTGTTTTATAGATATATATAAATTTAATTTAAATAGCGTACTCTATTAACATAAAGTTTACAGGATTAATCTCTAAAGACCGTGTTTCATAAGTATAATACGTAAACGAATTATTCAAACTCGTAACAGGCATAGAAGGGTCAATGGTTGCTGATGAGATTAACGAATTAGTGATAAGTTCCTTGTCAACAATACCTCTTATGTGCCCAACGTATAATTCACGAGGTCCAAGATGTTTAATCTGAACAGGTCCTTTCGTCCCTGCTGATGTTACTGATTTGTTGTATGTAGGAAAGAAAAACATGGTAAAACCATTTCTAATTCCGTCTTGAATTGTTGACCTTTCAAGGTTAACAGTATCAGTAAATATTGATGTTGCAGTAAATCCAAGTTTTACTCCAGCGAAAGCATAGTAGGTTATATCAAGACCCTCAACGTCATGTCCCCCAAATGTGTTGTTTGTTCCCGCAGTAATTATATATTTTGCTAAAAACTTCTGCACATTTGCGAGTGCAGGTGTGCCGCAGCAGCATAGTAATTCAGAAACGTTCCCGCCCATCCTTACAGAGTACCTCGTTATTAGGTCTTGTAATATATCTTCTGTTAAGCGTGTGGTTAATGGGTGGTATCCTTCGGGATTTCTAAGGATTACAGCATCTCTCAATCCTTCTGAGGTATAAACCGCTCCGTCTCCTTCACCTGTAAGGCTCGCTTGACCAAACCAGTCCGTATTCGCTCTTGACTTGAAAACACGTAAATTTACATCTTCAAAATCAGAGTTCCACCAATATTTACCATCAAATTCTGCCCATGTTGGTTTTAGTAAATCTACTGAATTAATAGAATGCCCGTCCCTTAGTATTTGGTGGTATTGGTACGTGCTTGTCAGTAAAGATTTTATAGAGCTTCTTCCGCCCGATAAAACACTGTTAGCATCACCAACAATTCCCATTGTCTTACCCGATAAATAATGTAGTGCAGCGTTCCACGCTGTGGTTCGCCCAGAAATTTCTAATTCAACAGTATCATTATTTACCTTAACTACTCGCCCTTGTACAGAGTTACTATCTTGCACAATATCAGGAAAACGCACAACATTTCTTAATGCAATTCCTGTTGGAACGGAAACATGCACTAATAAGTTCCCATTTGTCAGCACACTTGAAGAATTCGCTATTGATAGAGGCACTCGTATTCCCGTACGGGTTGTAATGCCGTATCTCATATTATCCTCTCGTATTGAACCTTTTGGGTTCAATTTGTTGATAATGTTGGTAATAACATCATAGTTTCCAAGAGCATCTTTATAGGCGTACCTACCCTCGCTCGGTTTTATCATTGTTTGGTACGAACCGTTATTTAAGAACGACGCTGTTTGTATTCCTGTTTGTGCCATTATTTTTTCTTTTGATTTTTATTATTTTCTACTATTAATTGCATCAATGCGGAATTTTTCCGCTGCATCGGCATCTTGTTCAGAAGTGGCTGGTGATTGTAATCCCGCTCCTATATTTCTCCTTTTATCCGCCTCCTCTTTTTTTACCCTTGTTTCTGTTGAAGCAACTAACTCCGCTTCTTTTTCTGCGAATTTTGTTCTCCAATAGCATAACTCTGCTAAAATATCAGGATTTGCAATTACAACTCCATCTTCTATTTTATATTGTGGAGGGATTTCCCCTGCTATTTTTAGAAATGTTGCCTTTTGTTTTTCCGATAATTCACCGCTCTTTATTAAGTCTTCAACTCTATTATCAAAAGAATTGTTAAACTCTTTTTCTACTTGGGCGATTTTTGCTGTTAGGTTTTTATCAGCATTAACTTGCTTATTTATATCGAAGTCAATCTCGCCTCTTTTTTTCTTTTGCTCACCTCGTAATGCTGTTCTAAAACTTTCAAACTCGTCTTCACGCAATACTTCGCTCATCTCAGCGTATGCCTCCCTCCTTTTTTCTATGGCTTCGCTACTTAGGTTGCGACTTTCTTGAACTCGTTTTAGTTTTAATTCTAAAAGGTCATTTTGTGTTAAGCTGTCAACATTTAACGGTGCAACTTCTTGTAGTGCCTCGAAAACTGTTTTTCCCTCCTCTTTTGCTTTTAAAACAAACTTAACGTCTTCTGTTTCTAACATCGCTCTAAGAGATGATATCTCAGTATCACGTTCAGCAATTATTGCTTTGTAGTCTATTTTTTCCTCTTTATTTTCTGCTGGTGCGGTAGAAAAAGGGTGCGTATTAGGGACAACATTTTCTTGAATTTCAGGGTTTTTAGACCCTTCTGCACCTTCAATTTTGTTGTTTTCTAAACTTTCGTTTTCTACAACAGGTGTTTCGTCGGCTTCATTACTTTCTGGTTGTTCCCCTTTTATAGGGTCGTTAACTTCTTCTGCCATATTATTTTAATATTACTAATGACTACTTAGTCGTTTGCCTTTACAAATGTATAATAAAAATATATAATTACAACATTTGCTAATTTTTATCGCTATTGCCCTTGTTTCATTGCTGTTGCCAATAAATCGGCTTCTGCTTTTGTTTCTGCTACATCACGTGAGGCATCGGCAGAAATACTGGCAACAGCCATATTGCTTTCTCCTTTTGCCATTTGCTCCTGTTCTGCTTGTAACATTTGAGCCTCTAATGCTCTTTCTTTTTGTTTCTCACCACGTTTCGTTATTTTCTTAAAGTATTTTTGCAGCTGTGTCGTTGTTTTAAAGGAAAGAGCATTAGCAAAATCTTCGGGTGTTATCAGGCTGTTAGGGATAGAAGCCTCTCTCTCAATGTAGTTCATAATCCTATTCATTTTGTCTTCGGTAATCGGGTCAAGGTATTTAAAGCGTATCCTTAAATCTTCAAGTGATATTTCTTTTATTTTTTCTAAAAAATTCTCTCCAAATTTACTTACTATCGGAATAGCATATTTTTCATTATTAACGGGTATAAGGCTTTTTTCTATATTCACACTCATTTGCACGAGTGATTCTACCATATTTAAAAAGCCTTCAAAAAAGCCAAAAACTCCTTTTTTTGCTTGTTCTATTGTCGTCTGCTGCGCCCCCTGACTTATATAATTCCTTTGCTGTCCCATTGTAATTTCGTTGGCACTCGTAATCTCTTCCATCATACGCTCCTCATTTTTTAAAAGAGCATCTAAGGACTGTATTATTTGTGAGTTTGAAAAATCAAATACTTGGGCAAACTTATTCCCTAAACTCTCTATATCATCACCATCAGCATTATTTATAACAGATAGACCATATCTTTTCCAGTCATTTACTATGTCCATCATAGTGCTTGAGCCAAGATTTTCTGCCATCACCAATGCTACCTTACCATGCGATAAGAGTATTTTTGTGTTCATTTCATTTTTATAAAAATCTATAAGGTCTTGGTTGTGTATCATTCTGCCAGTAAAGCTATTAAGAGACCCATTCACCATGTCGGGAGTCCATAATACTACGGGGGGATATACTATCCTCCTATCATCAAAATTCTCCACCAAATTCTCCACCAAGCCTTGTCCTACTGTGGCTATATCAGCAATCTGAACCGCTTTATAATATGTAGCGTAGGTCTCATCACCGTCTTTTTTTATTGCCATCCAATATCCTTTTACGACAGTAACAACGGGGATATTATTGCTTTCACCGAATAATGATAGCTCACGACTTGTAGAGACAGTCTTGCTATTTGTTAGTTCTGATAGTTCTTTAATCTCTTCTTCTGATAACTCATCGGAATATATGTCGAGAATTTCTGTTGGTGTTTTCTCCTCTATAAGACCTATAAATCTAAAATCTCTATGATGCTGCTTGTCCTTTGAATTATCCCATATTATCTTATCAGGTTCGTATGTTTCCCAATATGTCTTTCCATTTTTTACCACAATTTCTGTCGCCGTAATGCCACCTATTGTAGCCGCCTTTAACACCTCATTATAGTAATCCATATAGTGATTTCGAGCAATTATCTCCTCTTTTATCACTTCACCATATACCTCAACAGGTGTTTTATAGTCGTTATTGATAAAGGATTCTACCTCGTCAATCGTCTCAAATTCATCTTCTACCCCCCCCAATGGGGTAAATGATAATCCTAACTCATTAAGGTCGTCATATAATTCTTTGTTGTCAACTTTCAGCCTCGTTAGCCCAAGTAGGTTCGTTTTTTCATTCTGTGCAGAAGGGCTTATAGATTGAGCGTATAAATCTTGGTGCTTCATCGCTTTTAAAGTGCCACCTATCAAATCTTTTATAAGCTGCTGCGTTTTAGGCACTCTTTGCCATGCCTGACCATAAGGTAGTGGGAGATTATCGGTGTCGGTTGTCGTAAACCCAAACTGTTTATTATCCTGTGTGTTAGAGAAGTAAGAGTAATTCCTGCGTATCCTCTCAATAGGAGAAGTTGCAAAACCGTCAGCATCAGAATCCATTGAATGAACACCCGTTGAAGGAGATGATGAACCACCGACACCGCCATAGTTGTTTCGATATGTTTGAGTATTATATCGTGAAAGAATGAAATCCATCCAGTCCTTATACCACTTTTTATTATCCTCATTCTTCTCTTTCTCCGTTTTTACCTGTAAGAAATTACTATCCATAGTTCAAAATTAAGGAAACTTTTATAATATTTGCAGGATGAGTGAGGAAACAGCAAGGTGGAGCTATAAAAAACACACCAAAACAAAAAAAATATTAGAGAATTCAGCACAAAATATAGCATACCTATTCCTTAAATTTAAAGAAAAAGGCGGAACACTCGAACAATACGCAAAAGCACTTTCTAAAGTAGGAACAAGTAGGCAAATTGTCGCAGCACAACTATGGCGGTGGATATATAATGAGAATACCGATATAGAAACAAGATGCCAGCAATGGGAAATACAAATGTGGCTCGCTATATCAGACCTTGAAAATGTTGACTTAGAAGCACTAATGTTCGGAAATATACAGTCAATGGACTACATGAAAGGATTTGAAAGATAAGAAAATGGTTAGTATAAGCAATATATTAAGCATTTATAATTCCATAAAATAACCACCTAAATTCAGTTAGTCGGAAAAAACAACATACTGAAAAACAATTATACCCGCACTTTGGGCGTACACTTGATGTATTTCATTTAATACGCCCGACACGATTTCGTCAGGAAAATTATTTATTTTGTTACTCTTAATGTTTTATGAATTTTAACAAACAAAGGTACGAATAACCTACCTATTTGATAATATAAGAAAAATTTCAAACTGAGACACTACCCAATACTTTTTCATTTTGGTCTGTCATAATATTATTGTATTTTTGCGTTACAAAAAAGCGGGGAGGGTCTCGAACCCTCCTGAACTGATTAAAAGTCAATTCCCTTCGCCACGAAGTTCCGCTCAATTTGAAAACTAAAACCCGTGTAAGTTGTCGAGACTGAGTGCGGGTTTTTTTAGTGAACATTTTTTTTACGAAAAGGTATAGGAATAAATACAATGAAATATAAACCACAAGTGGGGGAAATATAAGGAGTACCACCCACCGTACGCAGCACTCCCCCCGAATTTGGAAACACCCCCCCCTACTTCTTTTTTCTGTCCAAAATAAACTTGATTCGCTATTTCCAACGCTCCACACTATACTTAAACATCCAATTTTTCGCATAGCTTAATATCGATTTACCCTATTGCAGTAGGGTAGGGGAGGGGCTGATGCACTGTATTTAAATACCTACTTAACATAATGTTGATTATGCGACAAAAAAGAAGGGTAAATTCACATATCGGTTTGTATTTTCGGTTTGCTGGGATTATTTTTGCATTATGATTAAGAAAATAAAGGGTTACGAAGGCTATACCGTTAGTATCAAAGGCGAGGTAGCCAATGGGCATCGTCCAGTAAAGCAGTTTACTATAAATAACAAAAGTAAACAGTATCACGCCGTTAACCTTAGCGTAAAAGTAGGCTTAAATACAATCACTGAAACCGTGCAAGTACACAGGGCAGTAGCTACCGCTTGGCTTAACGAACCCGAACCAAATAAGAATATAGTAAACCATAAAGACGGCAACACGCTTAACAACAACGCCTTTAATCTCGAATGGATAAGCCGTAAAGAACTATACAAAGGCAATGGTAGAAAGGGATTGAAGCATACGGAGGCAACTAAGAGGTTGATAAGTAAAGCTAATATCGGAGCTAACAACCCTATGAATAAAGGTAAGTATATTTGCAATTATAAAACCTATCCAACTGCATCGCAAGCAGCTATATCACTGGCTTTGTCGCCTAAAACTGTCATTAAAAGATGCAATTCAATTAATTGGAGACAAAAAGGATGGTATTTTATGCCTAAATAGCTTAATTACAAACACTTACGTGAGTGAGAAAGCGACTGAAATTTACACAACTCCTTAATTTCCTTATGATTTTTTTATATTGTGTTGTTTTTTTGCTTTATAAATCCGTTTATATGTTGCTATGCTTGGCTTTGCTGTTGTTGCTTTGTTTTCTTTTATTGTTTTCTTTTATTTGCTTCGCTTCGCTTCGCTTTTTTGGTTTGTTTAATATGCTGCTTTGTTCTTTTTGTATTAGTATATGTGTGTGGCTATTGTTATAGGTGTTTTCGTTCGTTTTGGCTGCTTAGGCGGCTTGCTTGTGGGTGTGTGGGTGCAGCTTCATTATCTGTAGGCGTTTGCTGTTTCTTTTTTGGGGTATTATTTGGCTATTTTATGATTTGTTTCATTCTCTTCTTTTTTCGAGATGTTATTTGTATGTACAAATGTTGTATATACAAATGTTATTACAAAAGTGTGTATTGTGTTGGTATCGTGTCTTTTTGTTGTTTCGGGGTGTTTTATGACCTTACGGTCATTGTTTTGTGGTGTTTGTATTCGCTGGGCTTTTCACGTTACTTTGGTTTTGTTTTACCTTCTATTTTGAAACCCAAAAATAAAATACTTTACAAAAGACTTGCGTTGTGTTGTCTTTTTACCTTACCTTTGTTTCAACAAATCACAATAATATGACAGAACAAGAACATTGGGACAAAATAAACGCCCAAAAGCAGCAAATGAACCACGAAATACATACTTGGGAACTACAGGTTACGCACACTAAACAAGACATGATTATTTTTTCAATGCTAAAAACAGAAAACAAACTTAACAATAGTTAAGGTTTAAAAGAATTATGAATATAAAACAAGCGTTTGAAACGGCTCTAAATACCCGTGCCGAATTTACCAAAGTCGGCATAGAGCGGAGGCGGGTTAGCAATGCGAAAAATAGGCTAAAAAAAGGCAACTACCCTAAAGAAAATACTATGCGGAAATGGCTGCAAAAAGCGGGGTGGACAAGCACCCCTGAAAAATGGGTTTCTCCAAGCAGTAATAAAAACAAAGTTTAGCTTGTTTGTTTAAATAGTTATTCATACCTTTGAATAAGAAATTAGATGTAAATATAGTATTATGGAAAAAATAAAAAGAGACGTAAACGGAAACCCAAGATATGTGTTTCCTTACACAGATTTCTTAGGAGAAAAAGAAACTGGTCTATCCTTAGCTAAAAAACGTGCTAAAAGTTTAGGTGGAAAACCTTATAAAACAAAAATCAGTGATGATTGCCTTTTTGTATTTCAAAGTTACGATATAGACAAATTAATTGATGAAATTGAAAAAACCCGTAATTCATAATAAACAACACAGGGCAAGAAAATACGAGGTAATCTTTATTTCTGCCACCCTTATTTTAGCGTTAGTGCCTTTGGCACTACGCATTATGCAAACAATATCATTAATTTAAATTATGAAAAAATTAAAATTTAAAACCCAAACGACTACACACATTTAGAAATTGCTTTTTTTTCTAAAAGGACAGGTAATTTTGCCACAGCAAGACAACTTCTAAATGCGGGTATATTTTCATTTCTAAGTGAAGACGAAAAAGACTATTCATGTGTTTTTGGGCATGTTAGTACAATCACAGTAGAAAACCTACTAAAGAAATTTGAAAACAAGCCATAGACGAATTTAAACTATAAAATTATGAAAACTGAAATTTTGAATAATGGTATTATTACTACAGCTAATACTCTTTGTGTTGTAATAGATGAAAATATATTAGCTATTATACACGATGAGTATTTGAATACTTGGAAAGCTGGTATTATTGCTGAATCTATTACCAGAGGTGCTAATGTAGGTATGAATGCAGTTTTTATAGATTACCAATTTCGCAAAATTAGAACTGCTACTTTACAAGACTTTGAAGGATTTAGAGTAGAGAGTAGAGGTTATTTTCAAACACAACCTTTTACCGTTCAATATGGTGTAATAAAAGATTTTAATAATGATATAATTTTGCCACCCTTACACGCTTGGGGTAAAATTACAGGATATAACCCACAAACAAATAATAATATGATAGTACAAACAGACCTCAAAACAGCGTTAACCGAGCTTTTAAGCGACAATAACCAGCTAAAGGTGGCGGTAGCGCAAGAAGCCCTTAAAAGGGGAGACAATGAAGATATAGCGGTGTTTTTTAAAGACCAGTTAAATAATGGGTCAAATAATGGAAGCGTTGGTTTTCTTATAATGACTTCCGATTGTAATGATTTTTATTACAATCATTTTGACGAAATTCAAGCATTGTGTAATGAGTGGGAATTATCCACTGGCGAGACCCTGAATACCGAAAGACCATACTGGTATGCGCATTTTGGATTTGGCGAAACTGTCCGAGAAATAGCCAATGATTTAGGTATTGATTTTTAATTTAAAACAATACTTATGGAACAATACAAAGTAATATATGAAATTTCATCATCAATAGTACTATTCTGTCTATTAATGAGCATATACATTACGCTTTACAATAAAAAGATACTTAAAAAAACCAAAGTTAAATTAGTAGACCTCTTATATATTGAAGTTATAGTTGGAATATTTACTATAATTTCAATACTTTTAACTAAACTAATCATAACTTAACTATGCTAAGTAAAATACAAATAATAGAAGAGACAGTTGAATATTACAAAACTCATAATAGAGCTATTGATAATAAGACTCATGATTGTTATTATTACAGGAACGGAGACACCTGCCCAATAGGCAGATGTATGGAAAATCCTGAAGAGTTTAATAATGCGATACTAAATGTATTGGATATCCATAAAGAATATGGAATTGATAAGGTATTAAAAGAAGAATACAAAGGACACCATGTTAAGTTTTGGGAAAACTTACAAAACTTACATGACTGTATGCAATATTGGACTACAAGTGATTTAGGAGATAATGTAAATGATTTAACTGAATCAGGACTTGAATGTTATAATAAGTTGATTGAAATATATAAAGATTAGTAAAGTTATACACATATGATGTATAACTAAGAAATAAAGAGTTATTCTGAGGTGTAATTAGGACTTTTTAAAGTGTTTAAAAAGCTTGAAGATGCCTATGAACATTGAGAATTATGACAATCACCACATCTCTATTTCAACATCTTCCCAACTATCTCAAAAACATTCAATAGTTATTATAACACTTTAATAAAATTGTAACTATATTTTATTAAACATTCACATCTAAATAAAACATTCAAACAAACATCCCATGAATAGATTAAAGACCTTTATAACAAACTTCAAAACTATGAAGAGCAAACTTTTGAAAACTGAAATAATAAATGAGTAAAAAACAAAAAATGAGATATTTTTATTTAGCTTTAGTGTTGATATTATTTACTTTTTTTATACTTTATTTTCATGATATAACTAAACAAGCAATACCAAAAGATTTTACTAAGTATAAATCTGAAAATTATCATATAGAATATATAGTTTATTTTTATGATACAGATACGACTATACAAGTAAAACCGATATGTTTTCCGTATTTGGTATATTCGCCTGAAATAGGCGATACTTTATTATATTCTATCTCTTCAGGTAGTTATTCTGTTCACCTTAACGAAGATGTAGATATATATGAGTTTAGTAATAATTCTATCCTTTATAGGCTACATTATATTCCTTCCGACCATACTCCATGTATTTTAAAATATACATTACGGGTAATAGATTAATAAAATAAAACAAACAATTATGGCAAAGATTAAAAACATTAAACATTAGCAGATATGAAAAAGAGAAGATATTACTTAACAGTAACTTACAAAAACACTGAAACCTTAGAGATAGAGGAACGGGTTTTTGTTTACAGATTCAAATGGATGGCTAAGCCCCGTATATGGTGGATAGGAATGTACCAAAGTGATGTATTCCCAAGTTTTATAATACCTTATTATAGGCTTGAAACTAAAGATATAGAAATTTAATATTAAAATATGTACGTAATAGGAGATGTTCACGGCAATATAGAAACTTACTTAAAAATAGTACGTAATCTTAATGATAATAGCTTGCAAGTTGGTGATTTTGGATTTAAAGAAGAGTGGGATGCGCTACATAAAAGTGATTCAGACCCTAATAAACACAAAATTAATATGGGTAATCACGATTATTTACCATATTTAGAAACTTCGCCTTATTCAACAACAGATTTTAATTTGTGGAAAGGTATATTTATTATTCGTGGTGCTGACAGTATCGATAAAGAGTATCGAATAAAAAACGTATCATGGTTTGAAAATGAAGAGTTAAGCTATGCAGAAGCACGCAGGGTTGATAACGCTTATTTTGCTAACAAACCACGTGTAGTGGTGAGCCATGATTGCCCACAAAGTTTAGCCTCTTTACTGTATGGCATACAAGACAAATCTATAACAAGGCAACTTTTAGAGGCGTGTTTCAAAGAACATAAGCCCGAATACTGGATATATGGACATCACCACAGGTCGGTACAAACGACTATCAACTACGAAGGTAAAACCACCACATTTATAGGGTTAGCCCCGTTGGAGGTGTTTAAAATACCCGAACAAAAAAAACCAATTAATAAATAAAACCAAATGATACTTTTTTTAAAAATTCTTATAATAATAATACTATATCTTCTTATTTATTTTTTCATAATAGGAATTTTATTAAGTATTGAAAATAACAGCACAATCCCGTTAGCTGCCTCTATTACGGGGCTATTCACAACTGTCATAGAATATATATTTGTAAATATAAGTTTTTACAAAGATTAAAATACCAGATAATAATAATAAATGGGAAACGCTTTAAAATAAAAATCTTAAAGTGGTCGAATTCGACCACTTTAAAAAAGAATAAATGGGAAAAGGATTACCAATAGTTGGGGCAAGCCGAAAAAACGGCGAAAGGGATAAGCACGATTTTTACCCTACTCCAGCCTACGCAGTAGAGGCGTTGCTAAAACGAGAAAAATTTGAAGGCAACATTTGGGAATGTGCTTGTGGTGCTGGTGATATATCACAGGTGCTAATTGAGCAAGGCTATGAAGTTTATAGTACTGATATAGTAAATAGAGGCTATGGTGAACAATCAGACTTCTTTTTCAACCCTAACCAAGCAGACAATATAATAACAAACCCACCATTTAGTTCGGCTTTAGAGTTTGTAAATAGGGCAAAATTGCAGTCAAATAAAAAGATAGCAATGTTCTTAAAAACCGTGTTTTTAGAGAGCGAGCAACGGTATAGTATGTTTCAAGATAAAAATTTTCCTTTGAAAACTATGTATCAGTTTAGTAAGCGGGTATCTTTAACAAAAAATGGTAAGCCCATGAAAAATTCAGGCATGATTTCATTTTCATGGTTTGTGTGGGATAAAGACTATAAGGGCAAGCCCAGTATCGAGTGGATATTATAAGTCTCTCCCCTGTTTTTTGTATTATTTGCAATAAAACAACTTAACAAAAACAAGGTTTAGCTTGTTTGTTTGGTTTGTTTAAGGTATGTTTGCCTTATGAATGGATTACTTGAAAAAGATAACTCAATAGCTATAAACGCTATAAGAGAGAGCATACAAGAACTTTTAGCCCCCTACAATAGCGATAAATATTACGAGGAGATGGCTATACTTGTAAGAGAATTAGAAAACATAATAAGCGACGCTTCGAGAGCAGGTACGCCGTTGCCTTTTAGTTTTGATTACTCTAATAGTGGTGATGGAAGTAAGCCTCTGTATCCTGAAATACCAACCCTTTTAAACAAAATATAATTATGAATGCAAAAGAACTTGAGGAATTATTAAGCAAAGAACAATTAAATGCTTGTACCGAGGCTAAAGAATGGGCTAAAGGCAAGACTTTGCAAGAAGTTTGGAAAACGTGCCACAGAGGTGATTGGATGTTGTGGATTGCACGTGAAATGCAGGGCAAAGAAGGGTGGCATACTTTAAGACAAATTACTTTAGCTAAAGCTCTCTGTGCTAAATTAGTTGTTCATTTAATGGCTGACGAACGTAGTAAAAAAGCCGTTGAAGTAGCAGAGCAATTTGGGTTAGGTAAAGCAACACGAGAAGAGTTAGACAGTGCTGCTATTGCTGCTTATACTGTTGCTGCTGATGATGATGCTGCTTATACTGTTGCTGCTGATGATGATGCTGCTTATACTGTTGCTGCCGCCGCCGCTGCCGCCACCGCCGCTTATACTGCTGCCGCCGCCGCTTATACTTATGCTTATACTGTTGCCTCCGCTGCCGCCGCCGCCGCCGCTTATACTTATGCTGCTGCTATCGAGTCTTATAATGCTGCTGCTGCTTCTAAAAAGGCTACGATTTTAGAACAATGTGCGAATATTTGTAGAGAACATTTACCGATTAACTAAATGAAAAAAATTACGATAAAAAACTTCAAGTCTATAAATCATATAGAGTTTGAACCTAAACGGGTTAATGTTTTTATAGGAGAAGGCGGAGCGGGCAAAACCAATATATTAGAGTGTATAGATAAAGAGGTTAAAGATACTAAAACTTATATCTATAATGATTATCGTGGCGAAGTGCCTAATGAAAAAACCTCTGTCTTAAAACATCCTTTTGGATTAAACCTGTTTCTCCTACTATCCGTCAATACAGAACTACGAGAACAAGTTTCAAGTTTATTGAATTTACCTAAAAAATATTTTCATCATAATCTTTCTGAAACCTATAAAAGAGCAATATTTTACTTAGTAGCTATGGAAACGAATAAAAACGCAACCTTACTCTTCGATGGGTTAGGAGAATATATGTTCCCAAAAATGATAAAGTTCTTCGCTAATATGATTATATTGGACGATGAAAATCAATACTTCTTATCTACCCATAGCCCCTATATGCTAAATCCTTTAATAAGTAGCTTGGGCGATGATGAACTCAACATAATACTAACTTATTATAAGGACAATCAAACCAAAATTAAGGTGCTGAATAATGAGGAATTGAGCGAAATTCAGGAGTGGAATATGGACGTGTTTTTTAACCTCGATAAGTTTATTAAACTATAATTATGAAACAAAAGATAATTGAACTTTTAGTAACAGTGGCTTTGTTTACATATGCTTTTTTTAATAGCCAGTTTGACAGGGTATCACTGTTTATAATATTAGGGACAACAACTTACATCGCACTACACGTTATTGTCCACTTTTTAATGAAATAAGAAAGCTATTCCCTGTTTTTTTTGAGGTTAGTACTTGTATTAACATTAAGGGAAGAAAACACACAGACTAATGAAAATGAAACACGATAAGCGAAAGTACGCCCAGTTAGACCATAGCAATAAGAAATACACGAAGATAGATAGTAAAACATGGGTAGAAGTTAAAGAGGGACAAACAAGCCAAAATGCGATTGAGCAATATTGGAAACTAAGAGATTATGCTAACCTATAAAGTAAAACACACCGCCTATACGGCGTATAGAAAATCTCTTATATGGGTTAAGAACGAGTTTTACTTAAAGGGTAAAGTTCATTACACTTTTGATATAGAATATTAAATGAAAAAAGTCCTAACTCTTTTACATGTCAAAGGTTTTCATTTGTAACGAAATTATTGATTTTATTGTCAAGGTATTCCACCTCTTTTACTAAGTCTTTTTCAAAAGACAAGTAGTCGTTTATTCTTTTTAAAGAAAATAATATTGTTGAGTGATGCCTGTTGCCCAACTGAACGCCTATTTTTAAAAAAGATAATTCAGTGTGCTTTCGTGCTAAAAAAACTATAATTTGCCTTGCCTTAACAAGCTGTTTTCTCCTACTACACGATAAAACGTCTTTTTCAACAACACCTTGATGCCAGCATACTGTTTTAATAATATAACCCGTTAAGTCTTTATCGCTCACGTTTTCGTTTTTTCTCAAAACAGAGATTTTTACAATAACTCGGTACTTGTCGTTTAACAGTTTTTCCGCATTAAACTTTAGGTTTTCACCCTCTTTTTCAATCAATAATCTTTGCTCTTGGCTTATCATGGGTTATATTCTTTAATGTTTGTTCTTTGCAAGTAGTTCTAACCAGTCAAGATTATTGATTGCCTCAAATTCAGAGAAGGTATAGTTTTTGTATTTTATTACCCATACAAAGGGGTTAGTATCCCAGCTACCTTTACCATTTATGCTTTCCCAAAGGCTCTCAAAACTTTCTTTTGCCGTTAAGGCATAAATACGCCCCAGTCTCACAAAATCGCTTAGTGATAGACCGTATAGATTATAGCCCCCGTGATTTTTATCTACACCTTCATTAATTGCCTCTTCCTCACTAATATCCAACAAACGTTGGATGGTTATACTTTCTATTTGCATAAAGTGTCTGCACACTTCCAAAGGCATATGTATTGAGGGTTTCCATTTTGGTTCATCACAATACTCGGCGGCGGTTATTGTCCAGTCTGATTTATAACCATGAATACCATATTTGAAATAATCTTTGGCAAAAGATTCCCTTTGCCAAATCCAATCGCCTGCTTTGCCATATGGACATTTTTAGGCAAAACATCGTAACAGGAACTTTCAAATTTTACTATTCGCCTTGTTTCAGTTTTTTCTCCAGCAACATTTTTCAATGCCATTTCTGAATTAAAAAGCATTGGGCGAAGTGAAGCTCCGTTTGGTAATATCATAATTCTATTTAAAATCTTTTTTTAATCCCCCTCTATCCCAAAGAGTTTCCACCTTTTTACCTCCATGAACCATAACCCAGTCCTCATAAACGTTAAGCAAAGGGTCGTTAAAATCAGTAACACGAAAATTAAACTCTGCCGTTCCAGCAACAGTAGGCACAAGTACGTATTGACGTATAAGTTTATCGGGAGTTTCCCTTACATTTTCTTTAAGTTCCGCATCCAATTTCTTTGAAAAAAGGAAAATTGGATGCGGGTCGTTTCTATTTTGTTTTTTACGGGTAAATCAGTTTCTTAAAAACGCCCTGTAAAAAATGAGTTTTTACAGGGCGTTTTGGTGTTTATTATTTTAATTTAAAAATGCAAGTGCCTTTTTGTATGCTGAAATTCTCCCAAGAGAATTTTCTACATCCCCTTCTGAAGATACCTTTTCTATACAATTTTGTAAAAAAGATTTTATAGAATGAGGCTTGTAATCATGGTCTATTCTACAAAAACACAGCTCAACTTTTGCTTCACTTTCACTTTTTTGTATTCCATTAATAGAAATTTCTGAATGAGAATTACCGTAAATAAAACTCAAATCATCTCTAAGAATGCTATTAAGCTCTTTAATTCCTAATGAATTTGGAATTAAATTTTTAGGAACATTTATTGTTCCGCACGTCATCCACGTACCATCAACCTCCTTCCATTCTTCCCATTTAGGAAAAACGGCCTCTGTCTTAGTTACATCCACATTTAAAAATGCGGTTAATGGGTTATGTTCTACGACATTAACTCCTTCAAAGTATATTGAAATAACATTTTGTAATGTTCCATTTTCGATAGTATGACTTATTAAAAGGTGTCTTTTTACGTCCCTAATGTCAAACTCTTTTTTTATCCTAACGCCCACTATCCAAATTTTAATAGCCGCCTCTACGGTAGAGACATCTTCTGCCGTTATATCAACATTAAAAAATAAGTTAATTGACGGACTAAAGGAATCAATTTTAGTTTTTACCACATCTTCTAAATAGAAGTCTGATTCAGGACTTGTGATTAAGTCGTCTAAATTTTTAATTTGGTCTGCTTTAATTACTGATTTTTTGTTCATATTATTTTTTATTAATGATTCAAATATGCTACTTGATTTTCCAAGAAGATAATATTCTTTCCTAACGAGAGATTTTTCTTTCCGAATGGCAGCATATTCTTTCCAAACTAATATTATTTCTCTAATTTTAGTCTTGTTTTTTATCTTCAATTTTATACTCGTAACCTCCATAAACAAGCAATACATCGAGAAATACCGCTCCTGATTGCCACCAAATATATTTACCAATTAATTGTACCTTTTACTAAAATGGTTCTTTGTCCTTTGTTTAACGTACAGTCGATAATTTTTCCTCCTATCGTAATTAGTTTATTTATATTATATCGTTTAGCTGTTTCATATATTCCCTGCCCTCAACTATCCTGTCTTTTAGCCTTTGAATATCATCAGGATTAAACTCTACCACATACTCCAATATTCTTTTATCTTGAGGTATTTCGGGCTTATCCCACCCTTTCTCATCTATTTTGTTATAAGAATTATCTTGATTGTATTGGGGCAAATCGTAAATATGTAACGCCTCTATATTTCTGCATTTTTTCAGATACTCAATGTCATCTTCATCAGGCATCCCCATTTTATACCACTCTCTTTTTATATCATCGATGATGATTTGAAAGGGTGAGTTAATTAAGCAATATGCTATTGTCCACTTTGTTGCGCCTGTTAACCACATATAAGTTTGTGCTTGCCAATAATAGTCTTTATTTAGTGCGTCAAGTTTGGTGGGCATTGTGAAAATATCAAAAGGGCATTTTACATCGTAACCTTCTGTACAGTTGTTAATATCATTGCCTAATATTGCGTCGGGTTCACCTGTTACATACTCGTTATCAAGCCTTATTTCATTCTTTTTTAAATATACCCCTTTTTCAAGGCTTAATAATGTTATAGCGTCCTCTTCACCCTTTCTGCCTTTTTCTAAATATTTAGAACTGATTTCTTTGGTGCGTCCGTATTTTTCTTCTTTTAGCAGTTGTCTTAGGTAGGTTTTAGCGGTTTCTCCCATGCTATTTTTTGCCTTACCATTAGTCATTAATTTACCTGTTGAACTGGCACGGATTAGTATTTTGTGTATATCCATACCTTATTCAGCATTTAAAAATTGGTTTCCTCTATCGATAAACGCCGTTTTTTCTTCTTCTGTTTTCAGGTCTTTTTCGTAGGTTTCTAATTCCTTTAATGTTTTAGCGTTTTCAATTAGTTTTAGCATCCTGTCCGATTGTTTTTCTTCCTGCGTGATGTCAATAGTGGTGTTATCAGGATATGATATATCGTTGCCTTCGGGGTCATTTATTACTGACTGGTCAACTTCTGTTGCTTTCTGCATTTCAATAGATAGAGGTGCAAATTTAGATATTAAGAGTTTTAAAACGGTTTTTTGTGCCATACTCTCAAAGTCGTCTTTCCATAGCCCAAACCCTTTTTTATAGGTTTGGGAGAATTTCTTTGCGTGCTTATCAAGTTCTTCTACGGTGGAATACATTGTTTTCTCAAAACCATTTAGCAGGCTAAAATACGAGGCATACCCTATCGGTTTCCCTTGTGGTTTCACGGAAAAATCAAACTCAAATCCTGTAAGTGGGTTTTGAGAGATTAGTTGCCCTTCATATATTGGTGAGGCAGAAATGGTTTTAAACTGCCCCGACCTTTGTGCCAACTGTAAAAAACCTTTGTATCCAATCATAAACTGGGCTTCGGTAGTTTTCTTTTTGTTGTTGTAGAAGGGGATAATGTACGCAAACCCTAAGTTGTTGTTTATAGGCAGCTCCATTGTTGCGGCAGTAATAGCTGCATGATATATTGTTGAAGGGTCTGCTTTCGCCAACATCTCATTTGAGGCGACTACTTGTAGTACACTGGTTCTAAATGCTGTTGCCTTGTTTTTGTCTCCTAAAATATCCTCAAACTTTTTGATTATTGTTGGATTATTTAAATATTGTTTTGGTGTTTGTTTTGCTACTCCTGTATTGTCTTCCATAATATTGTTTTATTTATAAATAAGATATTCCCCTGAATTCGGGGTGTGATATACTTTAGTGTGTTTTTTCATTTAAATTAGTTGATTTATATATGGTCTTTATTTATTCGGAACGCAATTTTGATATGTATTCAGAGGGATTATCAATATTAACCCAATAATCCTTAATTTTTCCTTTTAATTCATTTAACTTATCACTTAAAGTACCATCCTTTATTGAAGAGAACTTTTCAAATTTGAATTGACAGATTTCTCTATTATCTCTTCGCCAAGTTGCAATTCCTTGCACTCCAATTGTTGTGTACAGGTGTTTTGCCAATTCCTTTGCGGTAGATTCATCTACATTTATATATAGATGTATTCCATCATCCGTTTCAAGCCTTATTTTTGGTTGTTTACCTCCTACTCTTTGTAGTTGACCATAAATAACTGTTTCTCCTTTTATATAAAAATCTTCCGTAACTTTAATTTCTTTTGCGTTCATAATGTTAAAATTCACTAATGGTTTGGTCGATATTATTCCAATCAGTATATGTTACTGTTTTTCCAATAAATTTTATAGGCAACCACCCTACACCTGCTGTTTTATGTTTTGCAACATTTATTTCAGCGTAGTCTTCGGGAAACGGCACTCCTCTATCATCCTTTAGATTATAATAGCAAGGGCGGTATAAAAACAAAACCTCATCAGCATCTTGCTCAATATTACCACTATCTCTTAAATCTTGTAGCATCGGTTTTTTATCTGGTCGTGTTTCCACCGCCCTATTTAACTGCGCTAATGCAATTATGGATATCTCTAAATTTTGGGCAATAATCTTTAACTCACGAGTAATTTCACCCACTCCATCGTTTCTATTATGCTTATTATTATATACTTTTACTAATTGTAAGAAATCAATATAAACCTCTTCAATACCGTACTTCATTTTATACAAAGCTATTTTTGCTTTAATATCATATACCGTAAGTTCTTTATCTGTGTCAAAATAAAGGGGGCTGCCCTCTATTTTTTCTAAAGCATTATGCAACTTACCATCCATTATAGCGTTCCCTTTTTCTATTTCGTTTATCGGTATTTGCGTGATAGTACTAATAATTCTGTCAGATAAATCTATGGCTAATGTTTCTAAGCTAAAAACAACGACTGGAACTTTTAAAGTAATTGCGGTGTGTACAACAATAGACGTTAATAATGCTGTTTTACCCATTGACGGACGACCTCCTATAATAATAAAATGTCCTTTTCTTTTTCCGCCCGTTCGAGCATCTAACAGTAGGTTTCCATACGGAACACCAATAGTAGAGTTATCTCCTTTTTCATACATCTCCCTCATTCTCTCCACAGATTTCTTCGCCGTGTCTGTGATTGTAACCTCTTGCCTGCGTGTCGCTGAAAGCATTGATAGTTGTTGTGCTGTTTTTGCCAATAGTTCTATTGGTTCAGCTTCGTACTCGTAAACCATTTCTATTGTATTTGTAACAATAGAGGCTATTTCTCTTAACAGATATTTTTCTTTTATTATATAGGCGTGGTACTCAACATTTGCTGATGATGATACTCTGTTGGTAAGCTGGGTGATGTAGTACGCCCCTCCAACACTATCCAACTCACCACTTTTTCGTAACTTGTTGGTAACTGTTAAAACATCAATAGGGCTATTCTCTCGTGATAAATCTTGACATACGGAAAACACTTGACTGTTTTTTGGTTCATAGAACATCTCTTTTGTTAAAAAAGAGACGTGTAAAAAGGCGTGTTTTTCTAACATTATTGCGCCTAAAACCGCTTCTTCTAAGTCGGTAGCATTTGGTGGTATTTTCGTGTTTTCTTCCATTAGCTTTTTTTGAAGCCTGTTAATATTTGACTGTTTTTCGTGTTTTCTTTTTTCTTCTCAATCTCCATTGCCACCCTGTATTTATCAAAGTTACTTGGGCGGAAAATAGTGTCGGGCGTATAGTTTTCCTTCATTTTTTCATCTTTAAGCCATTTACTCATGTACTCTACTACCGCTACACAAATATCTAATCCGTATTCTTTAATACGTGATGATATTACCTTCTTTCTAACAGTAGTTAATCTATACCCTTTTAAATCACTCACCTTCTTTTTATTATTAAATACACTCAAAATAGTCTGAATGTCCTTTGTTTCAATAAGTGGTTTCAGTGGTAAAAACTTATGCTTTGTAAGTTCTGATTTTATTGCATCTGTCGCAGGTTTTCCTTTAATATTATCTATCCCATACGCTAAAAGGTCAATGTAATAACTCTTCGCATTTAAAGAAATTCCTGCTCGCCAAAGTTTTAAAGGTATCTCAATGGATTTCATTTAAGTATTCTATTACCACTTTACTATCTCTAACTTAGAACAATCGCTCTTATAAAAGATACGCTCCTTTTTTAAGGTTGGGGCTTTTGCGTATAATTGCGGATTATTCAAGATATTTCCGATAAAAAAAGATATTCGTCTCTCCAAGTAACTTTCATAACTTATTTTGTTGCTGTTTCCCTAAAATAGGGCGGTAGTTTAACTTTTATCCGTTTTTCTCCATCCATTCTCGCTCTTTTTCAAAGGAAAGAACCAAAGAAGTTAACCCTTCTTCTTTTGGATATAATGCTTCTTTAATCCTTCTTATCTCTTGAGTTCGGGCAGAAATACCACTACTAATTGATGTTGTCTGACTAAAACTTTGGCAAAGATTTTTTTTATGCCAAAGGTTTTTTATTTCTAACTCTATACTCAAAATATTACTCCTTAACATTTTGCACTCGGTTGATATTTCTAATATTTGAGGCGACCATTCAGACATTGTTTTTTAGATTAATTATTTTTTTTACTAAAACTTCTATTTGCGCTAAAGTTATTTTAGTAGGTATAGCCCTTATAACCCTCCACCCCAACGATGTTGCTTCATTATACTTCTCTACATCTCTTAAAATTCCTGTTATACTGCCATGCGCTCCTTTTATGAACACCCCCCCCTCTATCTCTATCGCTATTCTTTGTTCAGGGCAAGCTAAATCAAACCTCCATTTTCTCTTAGGGTGAAACTTATGCTCAAATATCCATACCATATTTTTGTTTTGTGCTTCTAAAAACCATTTTACAGTAATTCCGTCAATTTTTGTCCGCCCCATTTGTTTTTTAGAGAGTTTAGTATAAATGTGTTAAATTATGCTCTTTCGTCCCACTTATAGTCTGATACAGTTTTTATTTCACTTCCATAAAACGGAGATGTGGATATTGCTGCCTCTCGTGCGTCTGTATGTTTTGGTTCAACGTCTATCAAGTAGTTTGTCCCTGTTGATGGGCAAATGAATTTAACCCACGCTAAAGGTTGGTTTCCTAATTCCTTAATTAGGTCTTGTGTTTTATAAAGCTCTACCGTCTCTAACGAGCCGTCCGAATGGGCAAATTTTCCCGATGAAACCATTTTAGCATTAAGAAGTTTCATTACTCTTTCCCTGCCTAATATCTCGTACCACGCCGCTTTTGTTTCTTCATTGTTTTCTTCAATAAAGTCTTTTTGAGAAACCGCTCCACTAATTGCTTTTTGAAAAGCACCGCTTGGTATGTTTCTGCCGTTTATATAATATGAACTAAAAATTGTCTCTTCGCAAGAATACCCCCACTCTACGGCTTCTGATTTAATATTATGTAAATCATTAGCTTCATTTCTATGAACTTTTTTAGGGTATTTTGATACCACACAAACTAATTCAGAAAAAATGGCAGAATACACCCCCGATTTTAAATACAGGTCGTTTATTGAGTTGAGGTCAACATTTATTTCTGCGTCTATCTTAAATTCATCAGATATAAATTTATACCATGCAAAATAAGTGTTTGAGCAAACATTAGCTGTAAATAAATAATCGTAGTTGTATTTGTGAAGTTGGCTGCGAAGTTGGCTGCGAAGTTGGCTGCCCAGTTGGCTGCCCAGTTGGCTGCCCAGTTGGCTGTACAGTTGGCTGCCCAGTTGGCTGTCCAGTTGGCTGTACAGTTGGTTGCGAAGTTGGCTGTACAGTTTGCTGTCCA